CTCAGGTTGATCTTCGTGACCGTGGAGGCGCTGTAGTTCGCGACGTAGGCGTAAGCGCCTGCTGGGTCGATGGCGATGCCGTAGGGGCCGCTCCCCACTGCGAGAGCAGAGCCCACTGTCAGGAACGTGCTCAGGTTGATCTTCGTGACCGTGGAGGCGCCCTGGTTCACGACGTAGGCGAAAGCACCCGCTGGATCAACGGCGATGCCGTAGGGGCCGCTCCCCACCGCCAGTGCGCTGCCCACTGTCGCGAACGTGCTCAGGTTGATCTTCGTGACCGTGGAGCCGCCCTGGTTCGCGACGTAGGCGTAGGGGAAGGTGGGCATCAGAAGCTCACCGTAACGCTCAGGGTCAGCGACAACCCATCTGGTGTACCCGAGATGGACGCGACCACGGGGGCGAACAAGTCATCGTTGGCGACGCTCGGGGGAGTGGTAGCGGCGGTGTAGGCTCCCGTCGTCGTCACCGTCAACGTGCTCAGTCCGGAGACTGCGGCACCGTTCTGGTTGACGGCCAGGACGCAGTTAGTTCCACCGCGAAGCACGGCGAACACACCCACCAGCTTTGCCGACTGGCCGCTCGGGATGGGAAAGGCCATGGGGGGGATGAAGCCCGTCGCGCCCGAGGGAACCACGACCAACCCGCTCCACGCGAAGGTGAAGGGGATGCTGATGGTCGTGACCGCCCAGGTTGGAACGCCACCAGCGACGACCAGCCTGGTGCCCGTCGCGCCGATCCCCAGCCGTGCCAGGGTGTTCGCTGCGGAGGCGTAGAGGAGGTCGCCAGTGGTGGTCAGCGTGGAGACGGCAGATGCCACCCAGCCGACAGCGGAGGCTCCGGCGGCGAGCATGTAGTGGAGGGTGCCGAGGGCAACCCTGGCCACCGCCCCCGTGCCCGTCCCCTGGATCAGATCGCCCGCTGCGGTGACCGTGGAGAGCGGGATAGCAGCAGCTGGCAGCCCAGCGGCAATCAGCCCCTGTATGCTCGCCACCGAGATGACCACCGTGATCGTGGAACCGCTCGCGAAGGTGTACGCGGTGCTCGCGCCGTTCCACGCTTCGGAATGGCGCACGATGGTCAGCGTCGTACCCGAGAGCCCCGTCGCCTCCACGATCTCGTAGTTCGTCCCATCGGTGATGAGGCAGTGGTATTGAGCGTTCGTGAAGCCAGTCGCGGACGTGAGCACGCAGGTCGTCTGCGACGTGGAGGTGATGTACGGCGATGCCAGCGTGGTGCTGACGCCGTTGACTGGCGCTTCAGTGGCCATTAGTTACGAGGCCGTGAAGGTGATGGCCCCGCTGGAGAACACGATCTGGGCGCCCGCCGCGGGAGAGATGGACGACGTCAACTGGCCGCCCCGCTTGTAGGTGCCACCGCTGGCGGCTGTCCAGATGCCGAAGTAGGGGTACGTGCCGCCGACCGCGGACGCCCACAGCTGCGAGGTGTTGGACGCCATCGTGCCGCCCGACGAGGAGGCGAAGACGATCGACTGGCGTCCCTCTCCGCCCTCGCTGGCTCCCCCGGCCCCCGGATCAGCCGTGTGGAGCGACAGGTAGTAGGTGGTGCCGGCGGTGAGGATGGCGTTGTTCGCGACATCCAGTTGGGCACTCGGGACATCAGGCATGACGGGAGGCCTCCCTTGAAACTGGGGTGGCCCTGATCGTCACCGCCGGGAGCGATTGCCCCTCTCAGTAGCTCCCGAAGAGCGACGGGATGCCCTGCCCCTTCGCTGCGGAGAGAGCGAGGTTCTGCAGCTCGTAGATGAACTCCTGGGGGTTGGAGATCCCCTGCAGCGTCACGGAGCCGATCTGGATGACCACGCCGCCACCTGAGCCCCCGCCAGTAGCCGCGGCGCCCATCGCTGCGCTTGCACTGGCCAACCCGCCACCCCCGCCTCCGGATGAGGCCGGAGCGCCACCGAGGAGGCCGAGGAGGTACGGCCACATCGGCCCCGCCATGGACTGCGGGATGTGGGCCTCAGGCTCGCCGTTCCCCGACACCCACGCCAGCGCGGCCGACGTCGAGACGCCGCCCGAGTCGTAGCTGTAGACCGGCTCGGGCGAGGGCGGGGGCGTCACCGGGTCCTCATCGGTCGCCGCCCAGTTCGACGCTGCAATCTGCTCCTGGGCCACCTGGGACAGCGTCCCCAGGTAGGTCTCGATCACGGAGTCAGCTTCGGCGGTAGCCTGCTGGGCGTCCAGCCCCCAGACCCCGACCGCTCCCTGGGCGTTCTCGAGCTGCTGGATGACGTCCTGCAACGTGCCGGTGAGCGTGACCATGTGACCGTTCACATTCACCTGGGTGTCGATGACCCCGGCCGAGCCGAGCGACTCCAGGTCGCTCATAGAGATGCCCGACTGCGTGGAGATGTTCTGCAGGTCGGTAACGACCTCCTGCTGAGCCGGCGAGAGGCCCTTCAGCGCCGCCGCCGCCGCCGCCGTGCCCGCGCCGTAGACCTGCTCGATGGTGTCCCAGGCTGTCATCGAGCCTTGAACCAGGGTCTGCTGCTGGGTCTGCTGGACCTGCTCCGCCGCAGTCTGAGCGGACGCCGCGAGGGCGGTCCAGTTCTTGTTGCCGCTGGCCGCCAGCTGGTCCAGGGCCTCTTCAGTGTTGCCGTTGTCCTTCTGGAGCTGGGTGTAGAACTCCGAGATCAGCACCCCGGAGCCGTGGCTGGTTGTGGCCAGCTCGTTGAAGACGTCCTGGGCTTCGTCGCTGAAGGTGGACCAGCTGGCGGTCACCGCCGCGGGGATCTTCAGGTTGGCGAGTTGCTCCTGCAGCGCCTCGACCTGCCCCAGGTCGACCGTCCATGTGGTGCCGCTGCGGCTGATCGTCTCTGTGCCCTGCTCCGCAATCGCGAGCTGCTCGTTGAGCTGCTGGTAGCTGTTGGCCATCGCCTGCAGCTGTTTTGGCACGTTCTGCTGGCTCTCATTGAGCTGATCCTGCGCGCCAGTCGTCGTCAGCAGCGAGGCGCTATAGGTGGCGTCGGTTTGGGCGGCCTGACGCAGGCTCTGAGTGATCTGCTGCAGGTTTGTGGCCAGGTCGGTCGCGAGACTCTGCTGGGCCGCCTCATTCAGCTTCTGGAGCTGGTCGGCTGCCGCCCCGGCCGGGTCGAAGAAGCCCTGCAGCGCGCTGGTGACGGAGTTCCAGTTCAGCGCCAGGGTCACGATCGCGGCGCCGGCCGCCATGATCCCCAGCGGCAAGAGCATCGCGCCCAGCCCGGCCGCAGCCACGTCGCCCGCCACGCCCACCGCGGCGACCTCGGGCGTGGCTGTCGCCGCCGCTACGCCGATGCCCTCGACCCCCGCAGCCGCCTCGGGAGCCGACGCTGCCCACGCAGCGATCGCGGTGGCCGTCGCGTCCGACGCCGCTCCCAGGCTGACGACCTCCGGGATGGCTGCCGTCGACGCCTCGCCGACGCCCGCAACCGCGGGGACCGCTGTCGCCGCCGAGACGCCGAAGCTCTCGAACGCCGCAGCTCCCGTCGTCCCCAAGCCAGCTGCAGCCTCTGAGACGCCGCGGATGGCGCCGGAGAGCCCACCAGTGCCGCCCATGCCCAACGTGGCCGCCATGGCCGCGCTGGTGCTCCCTGAGACCGTGGCGAAGGTGCTGAAGGCGGCGCCCCACTGCAGCACCTCGGTGGCGATCCCCATCGCCTTCATCGCGACCCACCGGGCCGCCCAGGCGCCGAAGATCGCGTCGATGACCCAGCCGTTGTTGGAGATGAATCCGAGCACGTCCTCCAGCGGCGGACCCAAGTCGTTGACGATGAAGCCGAAGACGTCGGTGACGGCCGAGCCGCCCACCTGGGCGATGCCGAGGAGCGCGGTGCCGGCGGACTCCACCGCGGGGACCAGGTCGTCCTCGAAGAACCGCCCGAAGTCATCGATGGCGGGGACGGCGTCGTCCTTGACCCAGGAGATCGCCGCCGGGCCCACCACCATCAGCGTGCCCTGGAACGCCTTCACCGCGCTGTCCGCCATCGGCGCGAAGATGTCGCCGAGGTCGATCCGCATGGCGTCGACGGTCGCCTGGAAGTCCAGGATGTGCTGGCTGTTGGTCCCCATCTGGGTGGCCAGGTCGCCGGACCAGTTGTCGACAGCGCCCCCGATGTCGATGAACTTCTGCTGGACGGTGCCGATGTTGTTATAGAGGTCGAGGATGGCCGCGCCGGTCTTCCCACCGCCGAAGGCGCGGGCGATGATGTCCGCCTGCTCCTGGGCGCTGACGCCGGCGTCCACCATGTGGCTCTTGAGGTCCGTCAGGGCCACCGCCAGGCCGTCCGGCTGCTTCATGTCCGAGGCGAGCTGGGTCTGGGTCACCCCGCTCTTGGCCAGCGCCTCTGTCAACGCCGCGGTCATGGAGCCGGTCTGGGTCGCGGTGAGGCCGAGGTCTTTGAGGATCCCCGCCGAGGCCGCGGTCGGCGCCGCCATCATCGCGATGGTCATGCGCAGCGCCGTGGCCGCCTGGGCGCTGCCGTAGCCCTGGTCGGTCATGGTGTCCAGCGCCGCGCCCATCGACTGCGCCGAGACCCCGAAGGTGCCGGCGACGGGCATGAACTTCGACAGCGAGCCGACCAGGTCGTCCATGGTCATGTTGCCGCTGCCGACGATCGCGTTCAGCATCCCGATGGCCTGGGCCGAGTTCTTCACGTCGGGGACGCCGGACCGCAGCATCGCGATCAGGCCGTTGGTGGTGTCGGTGAGGTTCGACTGGCCCACGTCGGCCAGGTCGGCGGAGCTCTTCAGCAGATCGAGCGCCTGTGCGCCGGTGAAACCCGCGGAGGTGATGTGATACAGGGCGTCGGCGAGGGCGTCCGGCGTCTGGCCCACCGCGCCGGCCATGTTCAACACCGCCTGCGACATCGTGCCCAGGTCGTCCGTGGTGTCGTTGGCCTGGGTGCGGATCAGGGTCATCTTCTGGTTGAAGGTGTCCGCCCCGGTCACTCCCCAGGCGACCAGCCCAGCGGCCGCGGCGAGGGCGGCGACGCCGATGCCGAGAAGCATCTTGCTGGTGTTCGACGACTGGTCCTCGAGGTCCTTGCTCGCCGTGGTCGCCCCGGCCATCTGGGCGACGAACGAGCTGGTGTTCGCGCTCAGGTTGACGTAGAGATCGCTGATTTCGTCGCTCACGCCACTCTCCGAAGCCGCCGCTCGCGCTCGCTCATGTCCAGCTACCGCCACTGGCGAAGGTCGACAGCCAGATCCCCGCGTTGGCCCCGACCGCCTCGTCGAACGCAGGCTTGAGGAACGGGTAGGTGACGCCGTGGTCGCCCGTCTCGAGGTAGAGGCCGATCTTCCCCGACGTGGTCGACCTGTGGCCGTGGCCGTAGTCGGTGTGCGGCGTCGACGCCGGGCCTACGCGGGTCTGGAGGTCGTCGCCGACCGGGGTAACTGGCGTGTGGGTGATGGAACGCCGGAGGTCGCCGCTGATGACAGACGGCCCGCTACCGGGCGACGACGCCGTGTGCGAGCCGTACGAGTGGGCACCGCTGCTGGCGTTCTGCTTGGCCCGGTTCTCGATGAAGAGGGCGACGGCGGTCAGCGACGCCGCGCTCCGAACCTCGGCGCTGGCGACCACGCGCACGAAGCGTCCGGAGAGCACGCCGGGGAGCAGCTCGTCAGCCATGGGCGCGCATCCGGTTGCTGGCGGTGATCGCCTCGGCGGCGATGAAGTCGCCGATGAAGCGGCTCACGTAGGGGGGCGTGCCGCCGGGCTGCCCGGTGAGGTCGAACCAGGACCAGCCCATCGTTCGCATGAGGCGATAGTCGCGCCATTCCTCAGGAGCCTCGCCCCCGGCCCAGGTGCCGTCGAGAATGCACTCGACGACGGTTAGGACGTCGTCGAAGTAGTACTCGCCGGGCTCGGGGGCGTCCGAGGGTTTGTGGGTCGCGGCTCCGACAGCTTGCGTCCGATCGCCGCCATGATCCCGGCGGGGAGCTTGGCGAAGACCGTGGGGTCGGCCTTTGGGATGGGTAACTCTTCCCCCGTCTCCGGGTCCCAGACGAGCCACTTGAGCACCAACTCCTCGGCCCGCGCCTTGCCAGCCTCGATGAGCATGGTCTCGTACGATGCCCTCCAGGACGCCAGCTCTTCCGCTGACGGCTCGCGGCCCTCTGGAGTTGGTCTGGGCGGCAGCACCAGGGCGTACGGGTCCACCCGCAGCGGCAGCATGTCGGGGTTGAGCAGCTCTACGAAGCAGCCGTCGCCCCAGTCCTTGCTGAGGTCCAGGCGCAGCGTCAGGTTCTTGTAGCCCGGCACCTCAGTACGCCGTGACGAGGGCGTTGCCGAGGACGAACATGGCCGCCCCGCCGTCCGCGGCGTTGTTGGCCCCGGTGATGTCGGCGTCGAACAGCATCCACTTCTGGCTGCGGTCGGGCGGTGCCGACTTCCACACCGGCTGGGAGACGAAGCAGCTCCAGCTGATGCTGTTGGCCAGCGTCAGGGTGATGATGAGTGGCGGCTGGTCGTTCACGATGAAGTGCCGCCAGTCGCTGGTGTTTTCCAGGAGCATCTTGAGCTTGATGCTGACCTCGAAGTCGCCCGCCCAGACGTCGTACGGGCTTTGCAGCCCATTGGCGGTGTGGATCGCCTCGGTGCCGTTCTTCAGGCTGATGGTGCCCGAGATCAGCCGGGGGACGGCCGTGGCCAAGCCGAGCGGCGCGAAGTAGCACTGGGCCTGCCAGCCCATCGGTGCCGCCGAGGACGGGAAGACCGCCGTCGGCGCCGTACCGGTGACGCTGGGCCAGCCCATCCACTTGGCCGAGTACTTCACGGCCCCCTTGGCGTCGATGGTGAGGTCCAGGCTGTCCATGACCGAGCCGGGGTAGACCCGGGTCGCTGCAGCGTCCACCGCGTCGTAGTCGACGACCGAGAAGCTCGCCGGCTGCTGGGTTCCGGAGGTGGGACTGAGCTGGAAGGGGTGCCGGTAGACGGTGGTCGAGCCGATGACCAGCGAGAGCGACACGCCGCTGGCCGTCGCGTTGGCGGAGATCTGCACCGACGTCGCCGAGTTGATCACGGTGATGAAAGCGCTGGCCGGGATGCCGGTGGCGGTGATCGCCGCCCCGCGGTCCGCCGCGGTGAAGTTTGCGGTGGCGGAGGTGACGGTGTTGGTGGAGATCGTCGTGACGCCGTCGGCGACGGTGCGCCCCTGCTTCGGCGTGGCGGCGTCGACCAGCCCGAGGGCGATGGTGTGGAAGCCGATGACCTCGGGGTGCCAGAAGCCGTCGTAGCTCACGGTGCTGTCGATCGGTCCCTGGTAGGACTCACGGATCTTGGAGCGGTTGGCGACGATCGAGTCATCGTCGACGTAGGTCGGCGTGTCGGCCGGCTTGACGCTGGTGGCGACGGGGACGAAGAGGCTGGCGGCCACCGGGGTGCCCTGGGTCGACTCCTTGCCGAGCCCCATGAAGGTCTGTCTGCTGAGGTACGGCATGGTCAGCTCTCCTGAGGTGCCGTCTCAGCGGCGGCGGGTTCTGCGGGCGGCGCCTCGACGGGCGACCGAGCGAAACGCCCGCGGTTCGTCGCCGCTGGCACGGGTTCCGGCAACGTCCACGCGACGTCCCACGGCGCGCTCTCGCGGCCAGGGGTCAACTCGTTGAGGACGTCGGGTCGCGGCTGGTCCTCGGGCAGCTCCACCTCGAAGATTTCGCCGGCCGCGGCGACCAGCTCGACGGTCGGCTGACCGTGCTCCGGGTCGCCGGGGTGGAAGAGGCGCACCGGCTTCTGGTGCGGGTTCTGGAAGCGACGCAGCATGGGTTCTCCTCTCAGCCCGGGAAGGTGTCCGTGGCCATGTAGGCGACGTGCACCTCGAGCGGGCCACCGTTTGCGACTTGCACGATCACGTCCCCGTAGTCGACCTGGATCTCGTTCGAATCCTCACCGACCGAGGCGAATGCCCCGCCGTGGGTCTTGTCCAGCCACGGGCCGCGGATGCGGGCGAGCACCTTCACCATCTCCGCGTCGAGCGCCGCCTGGTCGGTCTCAGCGTCCGCGGAATCCAGCGGCCAGAAGAGCACGGCCACCAGGTGGTGCTGCCATTCCTTCTCGCCCAGGGCGTTCCTGAGCTCGCGGCCCTTGTCCCGGACGATGTAGATGGCGCTCTCCCGGCCGATGGTCTTCGGGGCGCGGGCCTGGATCAGCGCCCAGTTGCCGCCGTTGGCCTGGAGCAGCGGGGGAGGGACGAAGCCAGAGGGCTGCGGCGGGTCGGTGCTGTACCAAGAGGCCTCCCGCTCCGGCGCATCGGCGTAGGTGGGCGAGTAGGTCATCAGACCGACTGGCGCACGTACGGGCCGGCCAGCAGCTCGAAGTCCCTCTCCAGCTGCGCCCGGTCGAGGTCGCCCGCCTTCGCCGCCATGGGGAGCATCTCGGTCAGGGCGAGCATCGCCGCCCGCAGGATCGTGGCCTGGATCAGATCGTCCGGCACGGGGGCGTAGCCGCCCGTGTAGGTGACCCGGACCGTCGTGCCGATGGGGGCGAAGGTGCCGAGCTGGAGGCGGATGTGACCGTTCTCCGGCTCGAACTGGACGTTGGCCAGGTCGGCGGGGGCGTAGTCGTAGTTCCCGCCGAAGGCCCGACGCAGCTCGATCGCGGTGACGCTGCCGGTCCAGAGTTCCTCCCACATGGGCGGGTACTCGTCCAGCCAGACGTGGCGGACCAGCTCGTTGGCGCCGAGGGACTGCGCCCGGCTCATGCCCAGCATCGCCGTCTGGTCCAGCGGGAAGCCGACGTCGGTCAGCTCGTCGGGGTCGATGTCCTGGGCGCGATGGTTCTCGATCTTGGCGAAGGGAGCCAGCCGCCGGTTGCAGTACGTCTCGACCGCTCGCGAGGCGCGGGTCAGGAGTGCCGTCTGCTCAGCCGAGACGATCTGCTTGAAGAGGTCGGACTCTGGCCCCTGCTCGAAGTTGGCGACGGAGGCGAGCGGTGTGTAGCTCATAGCTCAGATCGTGAAGCTCCGTCGAGGTCGCCCCCCGGAAGGGGACCCGGGCCATGGTCTAACCCGGGCCCCCAACATAGGGAGGGGTCCTTAGGCGATGCCGGTCGCCATGCGGATGAGCCGGGCCACCCACTTGGGCCCGCGGATGGCCAAGCAGGTGTCCGACACGACCGCGAAGGGCAGCTGGTCAGGCGCCGTCGTGGTCGGCGCCAGGTTGATGAGCTCGAAGTCCCGGGTGTAGGGACGGACGAGGAAGTTGTCGTCGAGCGGCACGAGGTAAATGTTCTCCTCGCCCGTCGCCAACGGCGGCTGGCTGGAGTTCCCGCCCACGTAACCGGCCGAGAGGGCCGCCACGGTGTTGGCCGCGCTGTTGGTCAGCAGCGCCGTGCCGTTGTCGATGATGGTGGTCACCGCGGTCGGGTTCTGCTGGCTGCCGGTGCTGTCGAAGGCGTCCACGACGCCCAGCAGGGTCTCGGTCCCGCCCGCTCCGCCACCGGCGGTCCGGTAGACCCTGTACTTGTTGGGCGAGGCGCCGTCAGGGCCGGTCGGGGTGCTGAACGCCAGGGTG